TTGCAGCATTATATAAGGGCTCGTCAAAAACAATAGTATAAGCCCATTGAACTTTAGCAGGTTTTTTAATATAAGTACATGAAACCCCCGAGGTTAATTCAGATGCGCCATAAACATTAAGCCCAGCGCTGTTCTGAGTGTATATAGGACGCGTATTAATGGGTTTTGTTAGCGGAGATGAGTTTATGTATAAGAATTCATTTTGGTTGATTCTTTCAGCCTGTATTTGCTCCGTACTAGTTACGTTAAAATTGTTGGTAGTTGTATTGCTGAATATTACAGTACCCAGCCTATATATATCGGTAGGTAATGTAAATTTAGTTCCGTCGTGCGTAAGTGTCGCGGACGTTTGGAAGGGAGCTAATTTTTGATCCAGCATTGTAAGCATATCGGAATATTCAGTGTCGTTTCCGTGCAATCGCCCAAACTGGTTTATATCGTAAAAATACTGCTCAAATAAATCTAACTGTGCTTGGTTTGCGAATAAGTTAAATTCCTGGGCGGTAACATAGCCTCTTTGTTCTTTGTTAAGTATGCCTAATACTCTTTGGTACACTGTATCTACGCTTACTGCCATATTTATTTTTTTATTTATAATAGTTAGGCCACCGTTATGGCAGCCTAGCTATCATAACTTGTGACTTATAATTTTTTAATTATATGTTTGTAAACTTCCATTCCTTCGTCTGTTTTGAAAAAGGCTGCTAATGCAGAATATGGATGTTCGTCAAATGGAACTGTTAATAATTTTCTGCCGTTGCTTCCGTATGAAAACGTTCGCTGGTCAGAAGATAATTTTAATATGCCTTGCTCTGTTGCTTTTACCCCTACATTTCTTAACTCAACATTTTCGTCATTTGCTAATTGTAAAAATAAAATAGGATTTCTTTTGGCAAAAACAAGAGCATCTCTTTTTAATTCACTAGAAGTTAAGTTGTCTACTCTTGAGCCAAACTCTACTCTAAGAATAGCTTCTTGCATATCTATATCCATTTCTTTAGCCGCTAATAACGCTTCAATTTCATAGTTTAAATAATCTAATTCATTAATTGCATTTTCTACCGGCTTGTTTTCTTTAAATACTTTTCCATTCAATGGATGATATAAAGAAAGTAATTTTTGTAGCGATTGCTGTTCTCTTGGCACAAATAACCTTCCATCTCTGAAATTTATTCTACCTAAAGTTACTTGCCCTTTTTGCTCGTCTACAAATGGTGAATTTTGATTTGTAGCATACCTAAGCTCTCTTTGCCCTTGTATGCTTTCGTCAAAATAAAGAAGAGGAAATTTTGTGCTATGTTTTGACGCCAAAGAATATAATATTGGACTACCGAAGTTTTCCGTTAAATAATATAATCTATCTTTAATTTCCCATTCGGGTTTTGTACTTTTTACTTTTTGTGGTTTTTGCAAAACCTGTGGCTGAGGTGCAACCTCAACAGCTTCTTCTGCTTTAGCTTTTTTAGCCATGATATAATATAATTAAATAGTTAATAATAAAAACCCGGGGGCCACTCTCACTTTGTGACCCCAGAGTTTTTTTAATTACTCCTTATTAGAATCCTGTAGTTTTCTTAAGAAGTACGAAGTTATTAGCTGCCTGAACACATAGTGCTCTTTCTGAAAGCATATTAACATTCATTTCGTCAACGTCACTTGTAAAGTTTCCGCCGACTGATCCAGTAATCCAAGACTTCATTTTTCTATCGTCAGCTTCAGAAGCTCTGTAGCGCACGTGTAAAAACGGTCTTTGAATGTTCTGTCCTAAAATTTGATCGTAAACAGTTGAAGTTCCGGCTGGCACTATTACTCCTAGTACATCGCCAACAAGTCCTCTGGTTGTTGAATCATTTAAATATTTCCAGTCTGTTTTGTAGAAATCATAAGATCCTCTACGGAAACCGCTAAAGCCTAAGTTAAGGGCCATATCTTCGCTGTTTTCAAAAACACCATAAGACGTGCCATTTGCTCCATAGCCATTTTGTCCAGCCAACATAATATCAATATCTAAAGAGGTTGCGCGGTCTAAGAAAAGCATGTTTTCTTCGATAGCACCTTGCTTATCCAACTCACCTAAAATTGTATCAAATTCGCCAATGCCAGTTGCTGGCGTAGCGTTTCCAAAATCCGGATCGTTAAATATTAACCCTCTGTCTTCAATAGCGGCAAACATACCTTCTGAACCCGTAAAGCCAGCGGCTCCTGCAGATCCAGCTCCTGTTGCTGCTACATCTTTTACTGCCTCAATCATAGACATTTCTAAATAATCTTCAAAACGAAGTCTAGCTTCATGCTCAGATTTTAAATACCAAAGGTAGCCTCCAGTTCCAGCTTCAGTAGTTACTTCAACCCACCCAATCTGTGCAACATCAGAACCATTAACACTATACTTTTCTCTTAGTATAATTGGTTTGTTGTTGAATTGAGTAAATTTAGCATCTGGCTGAGCCTCAACGCCGCTACTGCCTTTCTTGTATTCAGATCCGTAAACAAATACAGCAACTCCGGTTACATTACCACTTGCTACAATAGCGTTTAATGTGGTAGCGCCGTAAGGTTCTACTTCAATGTTTGTACTCGTACCTGTGCCTCCAGTTTTTACTCTTGCTTTAATTACGATACCGTCTTTTGCAATAATAACTGTTTGTCCAGCGTTAATTAATGCTGCTTTTTCAGCTGCAGTTTGAGATCCTGCTACAGTAGCGCCGTCATTTTCAAAATGCACTTCATTAGCTGCCGCGTGGCTAGTTGTTATTTTACAATCGTCGAAAGCAATATGTAGTCGCCCTTGCTCAGACCAAACTACTTGATCTGATGCCATAGGCATTTCAGCTCCTACCATTCGTAAAAATCCAGAAATAGTACGATTTCCATATCGCTCTACTTCTTTTTCATATACTTCTGGCAAGAATTGTTGTGTAAAAGCCATGTCGGTCAAAGAAAGATAGTTATTTGCAAACAATCCTTTTGTTGGACGTGGTGTTACATGATTAAGTTCTGCACCTGTTCCATTAAAACTCATAATTTTATATTTTTAGTTGTTATTTTCTAATTTTTACTTTAAGTTTAGAAGTATCAACACCATTTACAGATCTAACAGACCAGCCGTTTTGAAGCGTAGTTGATTCATGCACCCCTCTCGGATCCATGTTTACGTTCTTTGTTCTGGCCATGCTCTCTTTCATTGCATCGGCTTTGCCCTGCTCATAAAAGTGTTTTGCAACTGCATCTGGGTTCATAGCAGTAAAAAGAGATTTATGGTAGCCTTTAGCATCTGACATTTGATTTTTTTCATCTAAGAACTTCTTGATAAAATTATTAATGTCGCTTTGAGCTGTTTTAATCTCTGAGGCATTTTTAACGTTAAATCTATATTTTTTGTCTCCAACTTCATAGTCAAAACCTTTGAAATTTTTATTGAAAACTTGATTTGTACGATTTAAAAATACGTCTTTTTGTTTACTTACTTCCTCTTCTTGTTTGTTATAGCGATTAAAAAAGTCAATCGCTTTTTGCTGTTCCGGGTTTAAATTTATACCCGATTTAATTTCTTCATAATATTTAGACTTCAATCCGTCTAAATGTTTTTTAGCTTTTGCAAGCTCTTCTTTTCGCGCTATTTTCTTTTTTCTAATGTCTCTTTCTTCGTCTAACTCTTCGTCAAACTTAAAATTGTCTTCCATTAAAAAACTTACTTCCTCTGCGTCTAAATGTGGTTTTGTTGATTGATAATATTCTTTTAAAAGTTGATCTTCATTTAATTGTGAATAATCTGTATTTAATCGAACATAATCTTCAAGTGAGCCGCCGGTGTCATTCATAAAGTCTACAACTTTTTGAATATTTTCTGGCAACTCTACACCAGTTTCTTTTTGTTCTTGTATTGCGTCGGTTACCTCTTCTTCAAGGTTTTCCGTTTGCTCCTGAATTTCTTCCTCTATTATTTCTTCAAGAATGGGTTGCTCTTCATTTTGAACGGGCTCAGCATTTTTCCCATCGCTTTCGGCATCCCGTACTTCTTCAACCACTTCTTCGCTACTTGTCTCGTTTTCGGGTTGTCCGACAGTATCATTGCTTGGTACTGCTTCTTGTTCTTGAATGGCATCTTCCTTAGGTTTATTTAATTTATCTAAATCTAATTTTATTGTACCGTCATCTGCAATAGAGGCTCCGGTATCTATTTTGGTTTCTTCAGTTTTAAGAATTTCTTTTTCTTCTTGGTTTTCCATGATAAAATATTATAAAATTACTACTATTATTATTACTTGGGCTCAAAAGAACCTAAGTCAAATCCACCGCCTAATATGTCATTTCCGCTAGATTCAAAGTTTTTAGGGGGTGTATTGTTTTTTCTTTGATCTATTAATTCACTTTGCTGAGTGCCTTGCATTTTAATTCTATCGTCTTTCCTGTCTTCTTTAGAAGCCGCGATCGTGTCTTTTTGCATAGAATCCATTTCTCTTAATTTTACATTATATTGGAATTCTAAATTCATTAATTGCATTTTAGACTGCACTTCAACTTGCATTTTTCTTTCTTCAAGCTGAGCTTCCATTTGCTTTAATTCTAGCTCTTGAGCTTTAATTGCTTGATTTTTTTGTATCTCAGCTTGTGCTGCAACCTGCTGGGCCTGGGCATTTGCCTGTGCCTGTGCTTGAATATTTTGCTGCTGTATTTGCTGATCTCTTTGTTGCTTTTTCTTTCTTCTAAGTTTTAAAACTTGATTCGCAAGCTTTATATTTTTAATTTCTCTTATATCAATAGCATCGGATAAATCTATAAGGCCAGCGGAAAGAGCGGTTTGTATATTATTTTCAAGCTGTTGTTTTTCTTCTTCGTCAGGCATTAGCTCTATAAATATACCAAAATCATATAAATGAAGATCGCCCATTTCTTCTAATGTTCCTACGTTGTGGCCACCTATTTTTTGTATAAATGCTTCTTTTGTTTCTGAAAATTCTAATATATCAGATATTCTAAGTGATAATCCTTCTGCTAATTGCGCTGTTAAAAATAATCCCGCATTTAATATGTGTCTTGTTGCAGTATTGCTATTTGCAGCTGCAATTTTTTGAATACCAACTAATGCTCTTGCGTCCGGAGTGCTGCCGTCTCTAGCCTCGTTAAGACCCGTCGTGTCGCGAATCATTTGAAGGTAATAATTATAAGTATTTATAAGGGCAGCCATTTTATTTCCGCCGCTACCGCTTGTTATTTCTTGAATAGGTACTTTACCGGGATTCATATCTCCCTCCTGTGTAAATGATCTGCCAATCACAGAACCTGTTTGAAAAAACATGTTAAGCGCCTCTTGCGGATTATAGTTTGTGCCATTGCCCAAATCTATTTCAGCTAAACCATCTGCATCTAAATAAACACCGTCAGGAACAAGTCGCGACATAACTTGCTGCAGTTTTAAATGCGTTAGCTGTATCATATCAGCAAACCCTGTTATTCTACTAACTAAAGATTCAATTTTGCCCTTATACATTCTTGGCGCTACAATGCTATAATTCATCAAAACCTTAGTATAGTCACTTTTAGGGCGCATCATATTTTTAGCCATTTCCCATTTAAGCAAATAGTCAGTACCTAATATTAAAACCCCTTCATATAAAACCTCCAAAGATCTTGAAAGTTTACCAAATTGCTGTTCTAACATTTCTATAGGCGGATCAAACTGGTCATCTCTTAATACAATTCTTGAAGCACCTGATGCAGTTTCTTTAACCTTGTATACTTCATTCATATAAGTTTTAAAGTTAAAATATAACACCTGCACCGTATTAACATCAGGGGCGGCTGACCCATTAATAGGTCTATTGTAAAAAGAATTACTTTGGTAGGAAGTTTTAGATATTTTTTCTAAATCGTCGTTGGTTAAGTTAGGGAATTGTTTCTTTAACTCGTTTATGGCAACGTCTTTAACTTCTCCAATATAATATACATCATCAAAATAAGGTGATTCTGTATAAGAATAAACTAAATTAGCGGGATCAACATAATCGACAATAACGCCTTCAGATAAAGTAAATCTGTTTTTAACAGCACCCATGCCTAGTACGGTTAAGTCGTAATAAATTCTTCTTTTTGTTAAATCGTAGTTATTACCTTCTAGTAAAGTATTTATAGCTTGCTCTTCGGCAATTTCCACGCTTTGCTTGTAAGTTAATTGCATGTGAACTTCAAGCTCTTCTTTTGTCTCAGGAAGATCTTGAACATCTGTTTTAAATATAGATATCCCAAAATTATTTGCCACAAATTCCGATAAGTCTTTTGCGTGCATATCTCTAAGAACATCCTCCATATACTGCGTTCTTTTCCCTACTCCATAAGGATCTTGCGAATAAGCTTTTATATCAAATGTTCTTTCTGACATACCATTTACAACTATGTCTACAAACTTTGGTATAATAGGAACCGGTTTCCAGTCTAAATTTAAATAAGATAAATCCCCATTTATAGATAATTCATCCTTATATTTCTGTATAGGCTGCTCACCTCTTGCATATAGTCTTAGCCTATGAAAATGATTTCTATTTGTAACAAACCTATTAGACATAGAGCTGGTGTTAAACCATTCGTCCTGGATAGCCCTAGCAACTTTCAACCCGTACTCCGCAGTTATTTTTTCTGCGTCGCTAGCAACTTGACTAGGAAATGAACTTTTTACAACTGATTCAGCCATACTTATTTTATTATTTTTGATAAATTACCGCTATTGTGATATTTAGCAATTTTTAAATTTAGTTTTTGTTTTTGCATTAAAGGAACTGGCCTATATAAATTTTTATTGCAAGCCATTACCGCAAGTCCGCTACTTATTGC